GTTCGTATTACCCATGAAAAAATAAGTCCAGAAAGTACCTTTTTTAATCAAAAACGCATCTTTTAGGCTCACTGCTTAGCCTCACGATTTAGATTTAGTTGGTATCGCATTGCTTTAATGAACATTGCTCCTACTTCATTGGCTGCTGTCTGATCAGCAACTTCAAAGAACTTGAACCGCTGTTCATATTGTGGCTGCTTAACGAATAAAAGAACAGGGGATATTCTATCGGTTGCTGTTACATGCTTCCATAGTCCTTGCATGTGTCCTTGAGTGCCACGTAAGAAGTAATCATAGGCTTTCCCTTTCTTACTCCGTTTAGATTTAGATGTAGTTCTTGAATAAACATCAGGATGAGCTTTTAACCAACTTAGTATTCGTGTGTACTCTCCACCTTGTATGTTGCCGTATTGGTTCAATGGTGCGGCGGGACCGGGAACAATGAACATCCCTTGCGGTAATATGCCGGCTTGCCGCATCCAATACTCAAATCGTTTCTCCGGACGTTGCCCTCCAAAGATTGATGACTGCAAATACTTTGACGGCGCTCTTCCTTTTGATACTTCATTGATCAAACCGATCTCAACGTATTCCTTGGTTTCAGTTGCCGGTTTGATGAATATGCTTCTTAGCGTGAATGGTGTCGGTCTATCGAACACGCGCGCCATTTCTTCGCTAAGCTTTTTCTTAACGATCCATGCAGTATCGTTCATAGTCTTTATTCGAATGGCATCAATATCCTTTTCAAGTTCTTTAAAGAGTTCCATCTTATTTCCTTACAATGGTTATAATTGAATCGGGTTCATTTCGTTTAGTTATTATCTCGAACAGCTTCATCTTTATCTTACTGTCTCTGGTCTGGTAGCCTTTTACTTCGATGTATTCTTTCCGTCCGTCTTTATGGTGAGCAATGAAATCAACAATGTAGGTGCAGATAAGAAAGCCATACACTTCAAGCGGCGTTCTTACTTGCCGTTCCCAATTGGTTATCAATCCCAACTTAACTTTTAAGTCAAGTTCTTTCGCTTGTTTCGCTTCGAGCTTTGAATCGTATGGAGTGTTCTCATAAATCGTTTTCTTGTTCCGGTATTTGTTAGCCATAACTTTCCTTATCTCCGGTTCGGATTCTTTCATCTTTAATTTTATGACTGATTCCTCAGTCCAGCCTTTGAACCTACTCATTACTTTGCATTACTCTTTCAGGGCACGTATCAAAGTGTTTTACGTGCGCCTGGTCTAACGATATTGAGCCGCCGAGTGTTAGCGTTCTTCTATCTTCGGCTGAAATAGATTCTCGATTAACCGGGATGTAATTACCGTTTGCTTTTATCCAAACAATTTGTTGTTTGCAGAATTTACACTCACGCCAGTATTGATGCGCTTGCATTATTCGCTTTCCTTTTCGGGATTGATTGAGAAAATGTTTGGTTGTTCTTTCTCCTCTTCGATTGTGGGCAGTGCTGCATTCACGATTACTGCTTGTTCTTTATCGTAAAATGGTTTCATTGTGTTTAGAATAGCAGAGTAACAGATCACATCTAAATCATCATGCACTAACATTTCACGGTGCGGTAAATTCATCATCAATATTTGGCATGCATTTGCGGCGATGTGATCAACAATGCTAACCTTTATATTTCCGCCGTTGGTAAAGAATGAATTTTGCAGAAGGAATTTCTTTGTAAAAGCGATAACCGCTTTATCTTCTTTACTTTCAATCGCTTCATCATTTGCAATCTTTTCAAGGTTGAATGAGAAAGTATCGAGAGACGAACCATCAATATTCAAATCAAATTTCAAATTATATACATGGTCCCAAATACACTCGAATCTAAATCTCTTGTATTGCATCATGTTAATAACCATCCCTCGAGCTGTCATCAACAATGGCATAGTTGCTTTTCTGCTTATGACGGTTAGTAATTGCGCTTGTGCTTTTAAAAATTTAAGAACTTCCAAATCGATTACATCTTTTCTTGCATCAAATACTTTGATCGCGCTTATGATCGGTGAAAAAATAAATACCATGATCGATGTGAGTAACTTTTTCATTTAGCTTGCTTCCTTTAGTTTTTGTTCAAACTCACGTTTTTTGTTTTTATATTCTTCCGTTTCTTTATAATCAGTTTGAGACTTAGCCGGTGTTTTTGCCTTTGAAAACTGTTCAATCAATTCTTTGAAAATTGGAACTCCTTCGCTGTTGCTTTCTGTATTGCGAAGATCTTCTAATTTCTGTTTTTGTTTTTCAGCTTTCAATCGTTCCGCATCTTCCTTTGCTTTTAGCTTTTCAGCATCTTCACGCATGCCCTTAGCAACTCCACGAACGTATGCAAGGTTAAGCTTCCCTTTATCGGCTCCGCTTCGCTCAGCCACTTTGTAGAACGCTTTTTTAAGTTCCTCAAAGGTGTAATCGTTAAGCAGTTTCTCAATAGCAAAATATTCACCGTTGTTATTTGGTGATCTTCCCCAAATTGCCATAAGTTGCTGCGCTTCCTTTTTGCAGTTAAAAAAATCGTTGTTGTCGTTTTGCGTTTCCGGACAACTACCATCACTTTTAATATTCTCTTTAGTATTACTTGTATTATTAATGTCTTTAGATTTTTCTAATGAGGTCTTTAGATTTTTCTCTATACCCTCTTTAGATTTTTCTAATGAGGTCTTTAGATTTTTCTCTATACCCTCTTTAGATTTTTCTAATGAGGGGGTAGTTTCAACAACTTCTTCGATAACTTCTTCAAATAATTCCGGTTGATTTTTCTTGAAATTCAAATAGATCTTCCGTCTGTTACCTTCCGCATGCCCGGAATCGATCCTTATAAATCCTTCTTTTTCGAGCGAAGAAATCCATACAGAAACCGTTGCAACGTTTATTTCATACAAATTTGCGAAGTATCGATTAGTCGCCCAACAATACCCTTCCGAATTGCACAGCGCGGTTATTTCTGCATATAACAGTTTTGCGCCGTTAGTAATAGCTTTACAATACCTTACATCAGCTGAAAGAATTGCATAGTAACTTCGTTTTTCTTCCATTCTTAAAACCGTAATCCTTTTCTTTTTTTATCAATGTGTGTTTTACAAGCATCTTCGCCCAAACCTTCCCAAATCTTCTCGTAGATGCGCTCTACGTGGCTTAATTCCTCCGGTTCAAGTTTCGAGCCGTTAGAGACAAGTTTGTTATACTCACGGGCTTTCTGCTTATAGTACGAGCCATTCTTAAAGCTATCCAGCGCCGAAAGATTTGCCATAATTATCTTTAAGTTTTCCTTAGCGCTTCGCTGCGCTAACTCTTGGCCATGCTCAAAGTAACTTCCGGTCCCGGTTCCTTTAGTCGACAAAGTGATGCTCCATATCGTAACCATGATAAATATTGTACTTCTTTTTTATCAACCCGGCTCTTACAAGCGCGTTCCAAACACTCCACGCAAGCACATCATCCGCAGCTTTCTTTTTTCTATTTTGCTGAATGGTTTTCTTGACCAGGTTGTAGCCTTTATTCCGCATTTGTTTTCAACTGCATTTCTGGGTTTTCGTAAATATTGCCGATGATTTCCAAGTATTCTAAAATGTTCCATAACTGCTCATCTTCTAAATCAATTACAAAACCTCCGCACGAATCGCTCCAACGAACTGTATAAACGTTATCTTCCTCAATTCGATGATCACATACTCTATCCCCCTCATAAATCTCTTTGCCGTTTATGTCTTTTAGCCCGGTGTATTGCATTAAAATTCCGTTACTTCCTATAACATAGGTTTCATGCGTTATTTTTTGCCAATGAGTGGCAGTTACATAACCCCTTCCGGCGTTCATCGTACCAAAGAAGCCAGTGTAAGGCAATATTATCAATATTATTGTGCATTGTCCGGGATAATCGGAAATATCTGTGTAATACATGTGTTTTTCTCTTATGTCCCATGCTCTGAATTTTATCTCTCTCATTTGCCTTCCTCTTTTGCTTTTAATTCATCGATCATTTCTTGTTTAACGGTGTCGAAATCAATTCCTATAAAGTTAAGAAGTTCATCACTGCCGCTTTCACAAATATTCAATAGTGCCAAAACATGGAGTTGTTTTACCGCGTTGTCTTTTATGAAATCCATTATGAGAGTATTGAGATATTCAATATCAGAGTTTTCAATATCTTCCTCAGTTATCTCACAATAGTCATAAACTTCTGTGTCTGGTTCGTTATCAGATAGAGATTTTTCCACTAAAAATTCAAAAAGATTCTCTCCATTTTTAATTAATATCCCGGCAGTAATTACTTCAAGTTTTTCAAACGCTTTCTTAAAAATTCTATCAACAACTTCACTATGTCCGATTATTTGTCCGGAAACTTCATCTTCACCCTCAGCGCTGTTTCCTTCAACTTTGCTTTCATCATCAGCAGCAGTTTCTTCCGGTTCCGGTCTTTCAATTCCAATCCTTATTATTTTACCGAGCATTTTATTATCCCAAGTATTGCCGATCTCAGCTACAATTGCATCGAAGAAATCGAGTTCGCAATCTTCATCTTCTTTTAGCTCAGCTTCTTCAGCTTCACTATCAATTATTTGAAAATCATTTCTGGGGATAAGGTTCTCAGTTTCGGTTTGCCACTTCAAAGAAACCGCTTTTATTTCTTTATCAGAATAAATTACTTTGCCGATGTGCATTTGTAATTTCAAATCATAGCAATGCTTATCCATACAAAAGTCTTCACTTTCAAGATCATCGAAAAGATTTTTATTAAAGCCGGTACGCTTCGGACAATTAAAACAGTTTGTTGCGCTTTCGAGTAGGTTTTCATCTTCCAGATCAAACGGAGCTTCTTTTAATTCAAGGAAGAAATTTTGTTTGATGTGGCTTTGCAGTTGCGAAGCGGGAATTTCCGGCTGTTTCTTTAGGAATTCAAACGCTTTCTTTTGTACCGGCTGATCTACTCTTGCCAAAACTACCGCCGCGCCGTGGGAGATTGTTCCGGTGTAGAACGCTTCCTTTATTTCATCACGCAAATTCATCAGCTGTAACCGTTTGTGGATGTACGCCGTGCTTTTGCCGATCCTTTCCGCAATGCTTTCTTTTGTAAATCTCCCGGTGTTCAATAGTTTGGCATACCCTTCAGATTCATCCAACGGGTGAGGATCGCTGCGCTGTAAGTTCTCAATTATTTGTATTTCCGTTACCTGGTCATCATCAAGATCACGGACAATTACCGGTATTTGTAACATCCCGGCTTTTAACGCCGCGCGGTATCGCTTTTCACCGCAAACGATCTGAAAACCTTTATCCGTTTGCCTTACCGTTAGCGGCTGGATAAGTCCCACCGTTTTAATTGATTCCGAAAGCTCTATCAATTCATCTTCCGAAACCGTTTTCCGGTAGTTGCCGTTTAATTTAAGATCGTGGATAGAAACAAGCTTGAACTGTTCTACCGTCACGTTTTTATTAGCAGTTCTTTTAACTGCTTTCTTTGCTGTTTTCTGCACCGTCTTTTTAGCCATGTGAACTCCTATTTAGTTGAAAGTATAAAGTTGAAAGTATAAAGTGTTTTATTTCCTAATTACCTCAGGAAGAACTTTCCCTCAGTATCGCCCGGGCAAGTTGGTTCAAGCCAATATTGAGCAACAGTTTTGCCGTTTACATCAATCAGCTTTTGCTGAACATTGTACCCATCATGCCGGAGATCCCAAATTCTGGCTCCAAGCCGGAAGCATCCGAAAAGAGAAAGAGCTTCGAGAGCGGTTATCTTTCTTCCCTTCTGCATGTGCTGTAGTATCAATTGTTTGTGGCTTAATGCTTTCGGACTTGCATCCACAGCGCTTTCAATTCTCATTGCTAATTGGCTCATAATTGTACCTCAGTCTTTAGAAATTTTATGTGTAACCGCTTCCACCGGAGATGCGGCGTTTTTGTTAAAATGAAATGAACAAAGCAGAGATCGGCTTTCGGTTTGCGGTCAATTACATTTTGCTTTAATTTTTTTCCGCACTCGGTACAAGTCCTATCACTCAAAACGCTAAAGTGTTTTTTCATTATTTCACCTCAATATTTTTAAGTAATTGTTTGAAAAAAGTGTGTGAGTTTATCTTGCCGTTAAAAAGCGTGTGCCCTTCATGGTGGATCGTGTACGTTTCCATATCAAGATCATAGTAGATCTTTGCCCGGTTCTTGGTAAAGTGGCTGCCAAGTTTCGTAACTTCAGCAACTTCCCAGCCGTAAAGCAAAAGTGAGTTTGGTTCAAACGCTAAGCTGATGTTTGCCATTAGTTTAATTCCATTTGTTTTATTGTCTCAAAAATTATTTGTGCTATTTGCGGAACGATGGCATTGCCTAATCCTTTAAGTCTGTCCACCCGGTTGGATACCCCATCATCCACTCTGCAAAAGCGGGTTGCAACTTCATACCAGGATTCTTCCCAATTATTGTTAAGTCTTTCTGATTTTGTGATGGATAATATTTCCCCGCCGTTTCCTCGTTGTCGTGCGGGCGTGGAGTTGTTGGCGTTGGCAATAGTTGCATCAATAAAGATAGTTCTATTCCGCCTTCTCCGTGTGGGACTTGTTTTTTGTAGCTGTTCGCTTTTGGTGTTGGAAGCATTAATATCTGTTGTGCTAATCCCGCGCCGCAACCGTTTCCCGTTTTCCCTTTCCAACGTTCCTTCATTCGTTTCTGCCGGGCTTTGAATTTCTCTTCCGTTGTTTCGCTTATCGTTACTGTTGGTGTGTGCAATAATCCAGATTCTATTTCGTTTGTGCGGGGCATTAACGGCTGAAGCTGGAATAATAAACGATTGTACCGAGTAACCTTTATCTTCCAATTGTGTGCAAACTTCCTCGAAATATTTTCCGTTTTTATTACTAATAATTCCACCAACATTTTCCGCCACAACCCACCGTGGTTTTGCTTCTCCAATAACTCTAAGCATCTGGGGGAATAAAGCTCTTGGGTCTTTATCACCTTCACCCTTCCCGGCGATGCTGAAAGGCTGGCAAGGGAATCCTCCGGAAATAATGTCAACTTTTCCTCGATACTCTGTTCCATCAAAATCCTTTATGTCTAAATATTTTTTAATGCCCGGGAAATTTTTGGTTAAAACTTTTTGACAAAACGGATCAATCTCAACCTGGAATATGTTTTCAAAACCAACTCTTTCTGCCGCAAGATCAAACCCACCAATGCCGGAGAACAGAGAGCCGTGTTTCAATTCATTCCTCCCGGGTAAGTACAATCTTGTTTTCGGAAACTTCCACCGTAAAGCAGAAGTGAGTTTGGTTCAAATGCTAAGCTAATGTTTGCCATTAGTTTTCCTCTGCAAATTTGAATACAAAACCGGCAACACTTTTTGTTCTTCCATTCAGATTGTTACAGATCGAACCTTTAGCGCGGTTTAATTCCTTTGCAGCTTGTATGGAAGAATTAAACGATTTAATAAAGTTGCCGTTTATATCAAATTGATTTACTTTTTTGGTAAAATGGAAAGCATCTATTGTGCGGTAAGCGTGTGTCATATTTTCAGACTTTGTAACCCACTCTAAATTTTCAACTCTGTTATCACTTTTTTTGCCGTTAATATGGTTTACACATTCTTTGTTTTCCGGGTTAGGAATAAAAGCCTCTGCAACTATTCGGTGAATCAGTTTAGCGTTAAAGCCACGGAGTTTTACCATTAAATAACCACAATTATGAGCGATCTGTTTGGGGAATTTTGATTCTCTTAAATAAAAATGACCGTTTCTTTGAAGAATTTTACTGACGGCTTTTATATCGCCGTAAATAGAAACAAAATATTCATCATTTGTTCCTTGAATCGCTTTCCAAATTTCTTGTTCCATAAAAGCCTTTCAATGTATTTATTAAAATTGGAAAGAAAAAAAGCATAACCATTGCCTTTGGTTTCAACGATCGCCTCGAATAACTTTGCATCTATTTTTGCAATTACTATTCGGTCAATTCCTTTGGTCTCAATCTTGTAGAGCATTAAAAGATCACCACGTAAATGAACATGAAGAGATCAATTACCAACCCGCCGAATAACACTGCCAATATTGAAACGATTAAAAGTAAAGCTGAAATTGATAACGGTCCGGCAGTCCCTTTTCTGAACTTGCAATTTTCATCTTTACAAATTCTGCAGTCATAACTCATCGCCGCTTCGTAAGATTCACACGCTTGTTTTTCTTCTTCAAGATTTCCTCCCGCCAGAGGCGGGTTCAATTCTGCTTTCATACTGCTGCTCGTTTCATTAAATTGATTTGCATTAATTCATCAGTCAAATATTGTTTCGGGAAAATTGGAACCTTCGCTTTTTGTTCAAGTTCACCGGCTTTGAATCCTTCTTCAAACCGTTCTTTGTAGGTCTGTTCGTGGGCTTCTTCAGTAGCTTCAAGAGCCATTTCCAAGTGCGCCCGGCGGTTCCGTTCTTTCTTTAGCAGATCAACAGCATGCTTAAACCTTGCTTCCATCTGCACAATTAGAACGATAAGAAAAAGAATTATGATAAAAGCAACAGCCGGGAAAACTTGTAAGTACGGCATTAACTGATCATTGTTCATAACTGTACCCTTTCATTAGTGTAAATTCTTTGCTGCGAACCCAAATATTTTTTTAACTCTGCATGAAGGATCATCTTCCGTCCGTCTTCCAAAACCGTTAGCATTATTTTTCCGCTCTCTATGTATTGCTGTATAAACTTCGGTCGGCTCATTCTAAACATTGCCACCGCTTCCGGTATGGTTAAAAGATAGTGATCAAGTTCCTTTACTTCGCAGTACATTATGCTTTTCCGTTTAAGATCGTTTCAATGTTATCTAACGATTCGTTTACTCCGTTCCGGATTTTTTCAACAATATCAAAAAGCCGTTTCGTTTCCCGGAAGTCAAGAATGTTATCCTTTGTAAATTTTTCAACTGAAGTGTTAAGCATCGTTAAGCTGGTCCCGACCATGCTATCAATCTGCAGCGTTTGCTTAATCAAAAACTCACATTTCTCCGTGGTATTCGTGATGAATCCTTCTTTTTTCAAAATGTTAATAATCCGGTTGTGGAGATCGGCGGAATAGTTTTTACTCCGGTTCAGTTGATAGGACAGATCTTCTTTCGAGATACCAAGCCGGTTAGCAAGCCAAGTTTTTGTTTTGTCATTCTCAAAAAGTATTCTTTTAACTTCTTCTTGCGGTGTCATTTGTGGGAATTCCTTTCACGTAAGAGAAAATTTTTCACTCTTTTGTAAAGCATTTCAATTTTACCCGCTTTAGGTTTGTTGGGAGAAAAGGAAATTGTCTTAACTTCAAACTCAACAAAAGAAAGACTTTCGTTTATGAAATCATCAACACTACAACCAACGGTTTGCGCGAACTTGACGGCGTTTTCAAAGTTTTTCTCATTCAAAACCACCGTCCGGCGGCAATTATCAACAGCTTTATCCAAATTCATAGCATATTTCCTATTTAGCGGTAAAGTGCCGCTAAAAACGCAACTTTTTATTTATGAGGTTTTTAATTTTAATCCGTTTTCGAGCAGTTCAATTATCACTTCATCAAGCCGTTTTCTATCGCCGTTCGGTTTGCGTTCTTTTATCGTTAAAATTTTTACATCTTCGTGGAGTTTCTCCGGCAGAAGCACCCTTACCCATTTATCAGAATTTGTCTTATCCATTTTGTTTACCTATTGCTTTACTTTGATTGAAATATTTTGTTACTTTTGTAACTACCAAAAAGAGAACATTATAAAAAGGAACGTTTATGCAAGAAACATTAAATCAAATTTTGAGTATCGTTAAAACGATACTCAAAGAAATTAGAGATATAAAAACTGAATTAAAGGATACTGTCAATTTCCTTGAATGTTAAGCCGTTAAGAAGTGAAAGAACTTCAATCACTTTCGGGTTGGTTGGGTTTTGATCTTCGTTCATGGTGTTACCTTTTTTTTAATTTAATTGAAAGGAATTGCTTAATGTCTGATTTAATTGCGCTCTTAGATCATATACCCATTTGGAAAAAACTCGTTTTATTGCCAAAGAAAATTGAAGAACTTGAAAAGCGGTTGGAAGCAATAGAGAAACAAATTTCCGGGACTGGTGACGTGTGCCCTTATTGCAGAAAACCAACTGGAAATTTAATTGAGATAAAACCGGATAGGTTGATGGGCGATCTTGGTGTAAACATTGAGTATTATCAATGCGGTAATTGTGGAAAGCATTATGAGAAAAAGAATGATTCACTTGCCGGACCTCATTAATTCTTCAAAAGCTTTTTCGCTTGTTTCTAAAACTCGTTTAGTAATACGCTTTGCGTTTGTTCTAAATAACAAAAAAGCAGTAAACAAAAGGTTTACAACTATTAAAACTGTTTTTATTTGTTCCATGTTCTTGCTGTTTTTTACTTATGTTTAATATGTTACTTTATTTACGGCGTAAATATAATCCAAGTGGATTAAAATGTCAAGAGAAATCTTAACCGAACGGACTAATATTTTATAAAAATGTCAATTTCAATCAGAATCAAAGAATTTATCGATAAAAATTTTAACGGGAATAACTCCGCTTTGGCTAAAAGTTTGGGAATGACTCCTCAATCTTTATATCGTTACACCAAAGGGACGCGTGAACCGAGTGCAGAAATTTTAACCAAACTTGCCGAATTAGGCTGCGACATAAACTGGTTACTCTTGGGAAAGGATGGTGTTAGCAAAGTGAGGGACCGAAGTGAGGAATATAAAGCGGAGTTCTCCGGCATACACGCGGAGATTGAAGAATTAAAAAAAATTGTGCAGCAACTTCAAGCGCACAATTATATTTTAATGTGCAAAAATGAAACCTTAGAAAAAGAGAACAGCCAAATAATGATAGAGAACTCCAAACTCCGGGGGGAAAATTTGCAGCTTAATTCGGTTAATGTTAAACTTGAAAAGAATAACAAGATAAAAGGATAACAAACTAAACGGAGCGTACATGAAAACTTTGATCTTTGCCCTTTGCCTATTCACCCTCAGCACTTTTGCGGAAGATATACACTTAAAGAATGGAAGTGTTTACAAGAATATTTTAATAACAAAGAAAACAGATTATGCTGTGATATTTACTTACAATGGTGGTAAAATGTCTGTTGCTGTTAATGACATTCTAAAAATAGATGAAGTAGCTTATGATGTTACAAAAGAATCCGCAGTAATAATCAACGGTGAAAAGTTGAGTGATGAATTTATTGTTAAACGATTCAAGTTTGAACCGGAAGCACCAAAATATATACAACCAAATATCAATTTAATTCTTGTAAGTTTTTTAAGTGGCTTATACGCTATAGATAATTTCATACAGTCATCAACAATTCAAGAGTCAATAGATAATTTCAAAAAATTAAAGGTAACCTCTGCTGGATTGGAGAAAGAAAAGTTTCGTAGAACTGTCTATGGTATTGTTGCAACCGCAATTTGTGCAATCTCATTGTATATAAGTGTTGATAGAGTAGAAATAAAAGCAAGTCCAACATCGCTTTCATTATCATATAAATTTTGAGTGAGGAAGAAATGAAACCCAAAGCCAAGATCACGTTCATCAAAACAGAAAAGCCCGACGGCACTTTTTCTGTAAAGGTTGAAAAGAAAATAAAATTGATGGTAACAAAGAAAAACGGCAAACTAAACTTTAAGCAAAAATAACAATGGCTTTTGCATATAAACCAAAGAATAGTAAAACGTGGCGCATTGGTTTTTACGATACCGTTTCCGGCAAACAAAAAAATATCTCCGCTAAAACCCGTATAGAAGCTGAAGCAAAAAGAAAAGCGCGTGATCTTTCAGCTAAAATGCGCTTGCATCTTCAGGATAAAAATTTGCAGAACCCGCTTAACCGGCAATTTACAATTACCGAAGCTCTTGAATTTCTTTTCGCTCAAAAACAATTAAGCGATAAAACAAAAAAGATATACACTCTTTCGATCAATCATTTTATTTCTGCAATCGGAAAAGATAAATACCTCTATCAAATTACTGCTCACGATTATTTTGCGCTCAATAAATATTTCAATACCCGCACGTACCACATTCCCGGTACAAACATCACCCGCAGCATTGCACAAAATACAAAAGCAACGTATCTAAGGCATCTATTTTCATTCTTCAATTTTCTTGTTCAAAAAAAAATAATCTCTGAAAACTATATTGAAAAATCAAAAGAAGAAAAAAAGGATATTGAAGTTATTCCGGAAAACGATCTGCAGCTTATCTTCGATAAATTAAAAGAGCAAAGTAAAAATTATTATACCATCTTCCGGTTAAAATATCTTGCGGCTTTACGCGCTATGGAATTGACAAAAATAAAAGCATCAGATTTTGATCTTACAACTATGGTAATGTCAGTCAATAATCTTAAAGGGAATAGGATAGATAAAATTCCAATCCCCACGGATCTGCACATTCATCTTCTGGAGATGAAGTTACAACCCGAAGGGTATATCTTTCCTTTCCTGAACTATAATAAGTTAAAATCTGCATGGCGGCGATGCATGGATGCGCTCAAATTAAATTACAACATGCACCAACTGAGAAAAACAAGAGGCACAAGATTAGCGGAAAACGGACTTAGTCCATTCTATCTAAAACAATTTATGAGACATGAATCTTTGAAAACCACCGAGCGGTATTATATCTTCGTGAACATCAACAAAGCGCGTGAAGAAATAAATCAAAATTTGAAATAGTTTTTGATAGAGATTTCAGACACAATTAGCCTTAATTAGACAACCCCAAAGAGAAACAGAAAATAAAAAAGCCTCAAATAGTTAATATTTGAGGTTTTTTCAAGTGGGCTCAGAAGGACTTGAACCTCCGACCCGCTGATTATGAGGTATTCTCATTACGCTCTTTTACTTCAAAATATTAATTTATTTTATCCATTTGATAGAGTTTTTGATAGAGATTAAGCTACCAATCCCATATCTTTTTTTAGCAGTCTTACCGGCGCTTTTACCGCTTCTTTGAATGCTTCATAGTCAAGTCGTTCTTGATCAGTAGCTGCCAAATTCAGCATTTTGAATTCCCGACCAACGGAATATTTTTCCGCTATTTCTTTCTCAACTATTGCATTGAAATCTTTCATCAATCTGCAATCGTCAAGAACCGGTTTTATTTCATCGTAGGTAAGCTCTTTTACCTCTAATTCAACCGGTTGAGCTTTCAGCAACGTTGGTATGTCTGCAGAATCAACTCCAAGATATTCAACTCCATCTTTTTCCTCGTAACGATATATTTTGTCCTTATCATTGATCTGAGAAAAGGATTTTGTTGTTAATTCGTCAACTACTTTTTTAGCTTTGAAATAACGCATGATTTAATTCTCCTTGTTTAATTCTATACCAGCAATCGTTGCCGTTTTTGTTAATAAATTGTTTAACATCATCAAAAATATTTTTATACTTTTCTTCCAATTTCAATTCTTGCTTTTTCACTTTAAAGAGTTTTGTATAATAAGTTTCAACTGAAATTGCTTCATCCCTTGTTCGTAATTCCTCTACATAAAAAAGACTAATTGGAGAATACTTTTTTGTAAATACCGAACCGTTATTTGATAAGTGTGCGATAAGTCTATGTTCTAAATCGGAAGTCATTCCAACATAAAACTTATCGCATTCACATTCTAAAATATAAACGTAATACATAGCGGCACTACCGTTCGCTATAACATCTAAACATAAAGGCACGACCGCGCCGAGACACTTCTACTAGAACTAGTACGACTGTAATACAAAGTGACAAGCCACACGCCGGCACTACTAAAGTTATCCCAATACCCACCGACGAGCGGGCACATATTGCTCAGTATCCATTTAATCAAATAATCTGTACCAAAGTTATTAGTTCCTCCGCTGCTTATTGCTGTTTTAGCATTCGGTAAACCTACAGAAGTAAGTTTGTAATCATTATGCGTACGTGTAATATTCATTCCCAGAACTTGATTAGTTCCGCTACCAAATCTATCACTTGCATAGGTATTAATCAAGATTGCAGATAAATCAATTGTGTCGAATAGTGTTGTGTTCGCAAAATGATCTGTTGCAGCTCCACTTCCACCGGTTACATCTTTAAGTGTTGCACTTTCTTTAAGAATATAAAAAACGCCCTTAGTACAAGTGAACGTGCCATTTGCCGTGTCATAAGCTCCTAATGCGCTGGCATCTAAATAATTACCATCTCCAGCATCGTTTGTTCTTTTTTTCAACTTAAAGGTATCATCAGTTTTATCTGACACAGTAAAAAAGCGATACTGCATAGCGGTGTTCCAACCCGCGCCAGTATTAGCTCCTTCTACGAATAGAACATCTCCATCAGCATAACCATGCGCTACCTTCGTAATTATCGCTTGAGCTTCTAAAGAGATGTTACCCGTTGCTAAATTTTGTGAAGCAGAAGTGCAAGTTAATCCTTGAGTTATTTGATATTGATCTCCTTGCAGATCGCTTACTCCGCAGTTCTGCCCATTGTGTGTTGTCTTCGCAAAAGTAGAACCGGAACCGTTCTTTCTTGCTTCGTTTCTTGCAGCCCAATAAGCATCATCACAAGCGGTAAAGGTACACGTTGCATCATCAACATCAGCGCCGTAATTATTATTTCCTTTCGGATAAATCTTATTTGCAAGATACCAAGCGCAGTTTGTTGTATTTGTTGCGGCTTGCCCATGTGCTAAGGACAATAGGCTTAATGCTTTAAAGATAAAGATTGAAGAGACTGCATAGTTAGCGCCGCGCGATTTAGCCGCCGCCCACGCACCACCGTAAATATTCGTCGGTGCTTGAGAATTGCTTTTACAATTTGTGAATGCACCGGCAAAAAGATTAGTCGCATTCCGTTCAGAATCAACTGCAGAAGAAATAGGATTGCCGTTTTTAATCGAACTGGCAACACCGGCTGAGTTGTAAACGAAATTAGTCAAACTCCATTTATACTTATCAACAAAGAAGCCCGATTTTACAGCTCCACCATCCACGAAAGCACGATGCAAAGCATAACCATCAGCATTCGCATTCCCTTCGTTGGGGTAAGTGTCAACACCTTTTATTTCTACTTTCGTTCCAAGATAAGGGGCGTCTGCAACGTTGGTAATCTTGTAATAAAAGCGAGGGACCCAAACCATAATTGAGCCGTCTGTGGTACAAGAGTAATTACCGTAATTATCGTTTGTTTTATCAAACGTTCCACTGAGCGGAACAAGATCAGCCGGAAGTAATTGAGGCGGGCAAATGCCAACTCCAAACCCTTGCGCACCGGGAACGCCGATAAGATTAATGTCTCCATAAACGGCTGTCACTATGTCAATCGCCGCGTCAATGGTAGTGCCTTTGTGTTTTGAACTATAATTTTCCATGTTATTTCCTCACCGTAAATAATTTATTATCTAATGTTACAAATTGTTTGCTGTCAGAAGTACAAAACAACTTCCTAAAAGCACCCATCATGCTGTTAATTGCTAAGCTTATTCCAATCTTCATTTTATTCCTTTCGTGTTATTCAACTTCAATCCCGGTAATTTCACTATAATTCCCACCGAGATATTTCTTAATGTTTAACGGTTTATAGTACTTACTTTCAAGTTCTTTCAACTTGTTCAAAGCATAATCTATTCCTTCAACTTCTATAACGTGTCGCAAAGAATATTTTTTACTGCAGTAAAATTCATAATAATATAAACCAAGTTGCGCCCAGTAATCATCAATGCTATTTGGAGCTGCAACAATTTCAGCTTCAAAATCATGTGAATTTGTTGCGGAAGTGTATGCATTCCAAGGGGATTCATTTAGGTATATTCCCACCAAACTATATAACGGTGCAGCTCCATCACCGCGATACCCTTCGACTGATTCATTCCGGCTATATCTTAAATATTTCCACCATTCGTCTGCGGTTTCTAAAGCATCTACAGTACTTTTTAATACACGTACATAATACGTTCCGGAGTTATACCATTTGAATAGCATATCAACAGTAATGATCTTTAGGTCTTTATCTAAATAAACACTTGCGCCGGGACTAACATATAATTCTGTTCCGCTCGAATCTATAAGTTTAACCCCTTTATAAGGTGAAGTTTCGACTGTAACATTTCCCCCCCCCCTCCTAAGATTAATAGGATCGATCACTTCTTTGTCAAGATTAGCTAAATCGGAATAATCATAAGGGATAAAAACAAAATCCGAATAATTAAGCATTCCAAAAGCGCCACCTAAGAAAGTGCCTAATGCTTTAATGTAGTCAGTGTAACTGTCGTACCGGTAAACTCCGGCATCATTGCTGTAAAGACCAAGATTAACATCTAACTTTAGACCATTCAACGTATCAACTAAAGGGATAATAGGAGTGCCGGTATTAAATAGATCGGACGGGTCTAAATCAGCTAAACTATAATACATATAATTTGTTATGTCACTGCTGTCATTCCCGAACAGTAAATCTATTTTCGTTAAATATTCGTTTTCAGAATAATTTTTAAAGTCGGTCAAATAGTTAAAATCCGGTTTTATTATTTTTTTCAGAATACGTGAAAAGAATTGTTCAACAGTAATGCACCCGTGATCTCTTATAGTTCTTTCAATATAACTCGCAATGGTTGTACCGGTAACCGTTGCATCATCACTCCATAAAATATCTTGCCCGGTGTAATGTTCGTTTGTTATGTGATTTTTTACATACGTTTTATTCAGCATTTCCAGAATTGGCGCAAAGCGAAGCGTAATATCTTTCATTGTGTACTGGTTTTGCTCTCCAAAATATTCCGGGATAAGAAAACCTTTAAAAAAGGCTGCCGCATTACGGGTAACCGTTAAGGTAATTCTTTCAGCGTTGGCAAGGTTGCTGCTTATCAGTGGATATAAAACCGTCTCTTTATCGTAAATATGTATCTCATATTCACCGATCATAAAAAAGTTTTCGTCAATATTAAAATCTTCTTCCACCATACCGGGATCTGTAACAAATAAACCGGCGGTTGAGGGATCGGTAACCGTTGCATTATCAAGCGTTGCATCTTCAATCTTTAATTGAATAACGTACGTGCCCGATGCAACCTTTACTGTAAATTGATAAATGCGATAATTCATTATCTGTTCCGGGTTAAATAACGTTCAGTGGCGTTTATTGAGCCGCGCATATCCATACCTCTTTGTTTCATCTCTACCGGTGCAAATTGTACGTTAATGGTTTGCGGTGCAAAGCTCGGTAAATTCCTTAACGGAATAACGGCTTCCGGTCCAGCTTCACCGATCATGGCAAACGTTGGTCTGGTCGCAACACCACCTTCGGCAAGCATCGTAAAACCGCCCATAAAACCGCCAACACCGCCGGTGGCAAGGTTAAATAATCCTTTAATAGTTTGCATTATTAGAAGTTGAGATGCAGCCTCAGCAAGGCTGTTAATAAAGTTTTGCAATACTGAATTTGCTTGCTTAAATATTCTTACTGCATTCCCCAACGCTTGAGAGATCGTTCTACCGAGTGTTTGAAATGCCATGTTTGCAGAATATGCGCCGAGGCTTAATGCTCTTGTTTGCCCGGTCATATCGGTAAAGGTTTTATTTGAAGAATCCATCCCTACTTCACCAGGCTTGTCCGGAACTTCAACCCCTCCTAAAGTTCCGGTATATTTCGGAGGAGCATTTTTAAGTATGTCGTCGAACGTTTCTTTATTTGCTCTTGATTGTGCAAGTGCCCATTCTAAATTTTCTCTTGCAATGTCAATCTCAAGTCTTAATCTTTCAGCAGGAGTTAATTTCTTCCCGGCTTTCGGTATAGTGACTTTCCCTTTTTTCTTCCCGATTACAACTTGATCGGGAAAATCGGCTTCACTACCTTCAGATAATTTTTTATTGTAAGCATCGCTTGCGCCCAACCCGCCGGGACCATAAGGTTTATTTGCCCAGTCAAAAACTTCTTTTGCAACTACACCGGCGGCAATAGCAACGCCAACCCAGCCTAACGTAGAAAGCCATGCTGATCTTACCGCAATACTTAAATTTTGGAACACCAACACTAACGGAGTGAGCATCGGCGCTGCTATCGTTGCCGCTTCTCCCAATCCTCCGAAAGTTGTAATAGCAGCATCGCCAATAATACCGGCATCTTCAAGTTTATCATAAACCGGTATTAGAGCATCATTTAATAACATCCCGAATTTTTCTTTTGCTTCCTCTGCCTTTACACCTAACGATTCTAATTTATCTGCAGTGTCTTTTGTTTTACCAGTAACATCCGCCATCGTTACGCCGGTAACTTCAAGTATTGTATTTATCCTAACACGTTTTTGTGTTTCAGCATCAAGTTTATCAATCTCATCACCCTCAGCTAAAGCAAGTCTATTAAGTATTTCTTCGTAAACTTCTTTTTGATAACCCATTGATTTTAATGCCTTGGTTAGTCCCTCTGTAGAGAAAACCATCGAACGGAAATTTTCATCAACTGTACCGCCCAAAGAATCCACCGAATCCTCAGCAACATTAAACAATAAAGCTTGATCTTGCATGGAGAGTTTTAATCTGGTAGCTTGATTTGAAAGTTGAATGAGAGTTCCTTCTTTAACCGTTCCCGCGGTTGCTTTGCGGAATAGCTCAATATCTTCGGCGGTTCCTTTAAAGTTTGCGCGTAAAACTTCTATCTCCGCTCCCATCTTCATAGAAGCGCCAAGCGCGCTGAATGTTTGGCTAACAAGCTGAATGCCTTGATTAATACCGGTGATGATACTGCCCCATTCCGCAAAAGTTTTACGCGTATCGGTGGCGGTGGTTTTTAATTTCTTTAGAAGTTCATCGGCGTTGGTAATTGAGGCAGTAACTTCTTTACCGTCTATGGAGAGTTTTATTTTTATTTCTTTGTCAGCCATGGTTAGCTTTCCGCTTTTTTAATTTGTTCAAGATCGATCAATTTTTTATTTAAGTTCTCAATTCTCTTTAAGTAATAATACTCGTAAACAAGAGTGACCGGTTTCTTTTTTATGCTGTCAATTTTTGTAAGATCACCGTCAGCCAAAAAATAAATAATGCGGTTTGTTTTTACCTCTCCATCCGGCGCAAAGAAATCAACTGATATTTTAGCGCGGTCTAAGAGTTCTTCATTTGTTCGGCTTTCACGTTGATCGAGCTCATTAAACCGATCACACCATTTATTAGTGAACTCCCCTCGTTGGATAAAAAATCAGCAAGCACCTCAAGCAGCAAAGTGGCTTTAGTTTTCTTCAGATCTTCTTCAGTTACTTCCGGCGATAGAATTGCCTGCACAATTTTAAGCGCAAGTTTCTTCTTCATAATTTCTGATAGAATACTTTTTACCGTGGGAGTAACGTTCTCAAAATCTACTTCTTTTAAAACATCAGTAAGCTTTTCAAAAGCATCGTAATCAAGTTCTTTGATGGTCCGGTTTGTACCGGCGATTAAATATTCTTTCATAACACCTTCTTTTTATAAATGATAAATCCCACGATAACACAGAGAATAACCACGAAAGCGATAATGCCATAAACAGCATAACCGAATTTTTCTACAGTGGTTGTCTCTTTTTTAATTATAATTTTTGTAGTATCGGTAATAGTTGTGTCAACTTTGTGCTCATCAATTTCGAGATCAAAACTTTTTTCTATCGGGTGATATTTAATTTTGATCTTCGTCGGTTTCCCTTTTATCGGAACATCTTTTTCACCTTCAATTACTGCAGCTGGAGCGGTGCTGTAAAGAGAATCGATTTTCTTTTGCACAGCCGGTTCAACATGTTTAACCACTGCCGGGATGCTATCTTTAACAATCGGAATAGTAATTTCAATCTTCTTATCTTTTATCTCGGTAATAGAAGATGAACAGCCAATAAAAAGCACGAGTGCAATTATAAAATATTTCATTTCAATCCTTTTTGTTTTGCCAAAACCTCAGCGGCGTATTTGCCGGTTGAGTCGCCGTTCCAGTAACCGAGCATTTTTACAATGTTTCCGTTTGCCATTGTTCTTTTTTTTGCAAGCCATTTGCATCCCCAATCGATCTGCGCGTTAAGATGTTCACAGTACCAATTCAGCGCTTTGGGAATTGCAATTTCACTTAATGGATTTCCAAGAATTATTTTCATCGGTTCGACTTGTTCGGAAAACCACCATTCAAAAAAATCAAGTTCTTTAAGTGATAAGCCCATCATTTGCGTAACGCCGTAACTTGCGGAAAGAAGTATCTCGGTTGTAGTTGCAAGTTCATTCTTTGCTTCAACATAGCGTAAATAATAACCTTGCTCAAGCCGCGCTTTGTCCGGTGCAAATTCACCTTTTTTATTTTTCCCACCCTCTTGCAAACAGAGAGCTTTAATCAGACTTACTTCAAAGTTGTATTGAGGCGCTATCTTTTCGCAAGCGGCAAATACTTGTTCTTTAGTTAAGATCATTTTGCGTCTTCTATTTTTTTATTTTGCACTACGTTTGAGTAAATATTTAAGCCAACAAACCCGGCAAGCAGCATCGCCCACGTAATCGGAATGTCTTCGATCTTATTGTTAAACAGCGTGGTTTTAACGTAGCTAAGAAGGAACGCGCATGTAGAAAGGAACATGATCAGCCGCTTCATGCTTCCTTTGCCGTTCGTTTCTTCGCTAAGGAAAGAGCCGAACCAGGTGAACATATTTTTTAGAAATTCAATTAAATTTTTCATTCCTAATTCCTAATTAATTAAGCGCTAACCGTTAAAATATTAGCTGTTTTCTGTGCTGATTTCGTCCACACGCCGTCGGTTCCCGCGCTTGTTTCAACAAACGTGAAAGATTCCCCGGCAACAGCAGCAACAAATTTAAGCGCACCGGCTGAGGGGCTTGTTAAAATAATTCCCGCATCGTTTAAATCACTTTGGTGAGTGACAACGAAATTTTCAACAGTTTGATTTACGCTTGTGTCGAAGGCTTCCGTATACGCCACTCCATCGATAGTTAAACTTATAGTCCCGGCGGTAATTGCGGAAAGTGTATCAACTAATTCTGTGTACCCGGTGGTGGTATTAAAGGCAAGATCGGCATAAGGGACTTTCCCTTTAAGCGATACTTTTACTTCGCGTTTATCATCACTTATTAAAACAACCGGAGAAGAAGAAAGGGCGTTTGTGTTGAACATAAATACATCTGTTATACTTGCGCTAATAAATTGGGAGATCTTAAAACTTTCAAGTAAACTTTTTGCGGTAATCCATTTCAGCGTGTCTGAGGCTTGCGCATTGCTTACACATTTAACGGTAAATGAAATATCAAATTCAAAGTATTCCGTTAGCGTTCTGTTATAGATCGATTTTTCACCGCTGTTCTTCATCTTAAAAGATAATGATGTAAGAAGTTCCGGAAGGAATTCGTTATAAGCGGTATCGTGTGGGAGTTTAATACTGTAGAATGTAGGCACAGCAACCGCAGCTTGAGATAATCCCTTAACGATCGGCGTTGCATTGAATAACTTGCTTCCGGTCCCGCTAACTTCACTTGGGGTTATAATATTTGTTTGTGCCAGATCGGCATTGAAAGCCGCTTCGAGGATCAATTTTGTTTTGCGGGTTTTCTCTGTTAGTTCAAAATCAAAATCAATTCCGGCAAAGTAATCACCGGCAAGCTGGTAAACATCGCCGTCCCATTCGGTAGCGTTCCAAACGGAATGTTCTCCAACAAGTTCTGCATCCACCCCATTAAGAATGGCATGCTCTACAAGAAGACTAAGTAAACTGATAGAACTTGCAACTGAAACAGATAAACTGGTCAACCCTTGATGAGAAGATCCTTCGATCTTAAAGTTCATCATATTTTTCAGATCACGGTTCCGGTGATCTGTTGGCGTGTTGAACGGTTTAATTTCAAGAGAGACGTTATCTCTTAAACCAAGGATGAATTGGTTTGTTTTTGTTGATGAAAGCGTAGCTTTGGTACAAATTCCAAGTGCTTTAATTCCGGGGCGTGCGTAACTCATTTTATTTATCTCCTCCCGCCAGAGGCGGGCTTTAAAATTTAATTTTGTCTTAACTTATTATTTATCAAACCAAACTTTTATCAACGTAACGATCAAGATGACAAGGGTGAACACATTCACGCCGTCTTTTATTTTCTCTTTCAGTCTTTTTACGGAAGCGTCGGTTGTTTTATCTTTTATATGTTTTAGTTCAACATAAATTTCGCCGATCAACTCACTTGCTAACCGTTCCTCCGTTTTCCCATTTATCACTTTAATTATAAAATCGTTGTTTCTGCCTAAAAGAGTGTGCAATGATTCTTTTATTTTCAGAAGATCATCTTTAAAGGATTGAGTATCGTTTTCAAGTTTTTCCAACCTTTCAATTTCTTTGCATACTTCCATCTTGATTTTCCTAAATTACATTGATGATAACAGCTATTAGTAATACAATTATTTTTAGAACAAACGGACTTATGCCGATCTTACGAACTAATTTATCTGTGTCCGCTTCCGTGCCGATGTAGTTATATCCAAGCCCGCGCAGAAAGTTTAACCAGGTATCGAACCAGAAGAAATGCACAGCTCCGGCAAGTACAATTAATTTCCAACTGAAGAGATCAACTGCATAGAGAAAGACTGAAACGATAAAAAGTTTAATGATGAGATCTGTCCAATGCCATAAGCGGCTGTAAAGGCTTTGCTCTTTACCAACAGCAAACTTCCATCTTATTAAAAAATTATCGTGGCATGCGTCTAAGAAAAAGTAAATAAGGATAAACAAGATGAAGCTAAGCATACTCTGTTTCTCCAACTAAGAATTGATCGGTAATGTAAGTGATCTTAAATATCGCTTCAAATTCTCCAATGCGATTCTTCCCTTGTACAATATTTTTTGTATGCGATAAATATTCAGCTCTAAACGCGCCGTACTTTGCCAGCCATGTTGCGTAATTAGTTGCAAAGCATTTCCGCACATCAGAAATAAGATCGGTTATGATGGTATAAATATCGTAGAGCACCCAGTCAGCTTCAACTGTTGGCACTCCGCCGCTCTTTAGATAGTAAATTAAATTTGTGTCCATTTGCAATACAACAGCGGTTCCTGTAGTAAGCGCAAGCCGCGCCGCTTTATTTGCAACCACCGAGGTAATATCTTCGCTAACAACTCCGCCGAAAATGTGAACCGTAAGTTCATCCTCAGCATTGTTTATGATATGATCTTCGCCGCTTAATGTTTGTTCATCAGTATCGCGAAGTTCAAGAACAATTTTTCCCGGCTCGGGAATAACACCGCCGATAAAATGATAAACTTCATCAACAGTATTTTTGTAACCGGCAGCTACTGTAATGGTGTTAAGCGCGGTAATTATATCTTTTGCTATTGCTTCTGATCTATACATTTGTCAAGTCTACTATAATTAGTCCGGTTCCGTCCGGTTTGAATTCACCGGCTCTATAAATTTTACTTCGTACAGTAATTGTTAATGTCATTCTATCGTGACTTGTAACATTTGCTTCAGTAGTAAGCACGTAAGGCGAACAGCTTTCAAAGTCCAGACCGCTAACTTTTTGCGCTTCGTACTGATTATAAAAGATAACTTCACCGGTAACACCGGCGGGAAGAGTTTTAGATTTGAAAACCGCATCTTCTCTTCCGCCGGCAATTTTAGGAACATTCCGAAAAACTGTTTCAGCGATGTCCATTAATAAAGTCCAAGTATGTTTGTTGCTGTGGTTCCGGTGCTTAACACTTGTTTAGCGCGAACAGGAAGCAGCGTTCCGGCTAATAAACCGGTGAACGTTTGTGCAACCGTATCGCCTTTTGCAATTAAAGCAACATCACCATCGCCGCCGATGTACAATGCTCTTGTTACATAAGCCAATTCATCAGTATCGTGCTTAGTAATTGCAAAAACATTTTCAACCGGCTTTTCAAGGCTTGAACTTGATGCAATGAAATTATCTACAGCAGCCATTTTATTATTTCCTTTTTATAGCGTAAACAGCCGCGTTAAAAGTAGTATTGTCATTGCCGGTGGTTCCCGTGAACTTAATTGTATAACGCCGGTAACGGACAGTCCCAAGATCAATTTTAGATGATATTTCCGTTGCAACGCTATCACTAATTAAGAGTGAATCAAGAGCCGCATAAGTGCCCGTGCCGGAAGCAAAGTTGCTGCCTCGTATCTGGCAAGAAACTTTTCTTGTAGATGCAGAGGTTCCGCTTAACATTGCGCTGAAATAAAGAGAATCGCAATCGTTAAGAAAGAACTCCGTACTGGTGTAACTTTCGGTCGTATCAATTGTACCGGTGAAAGAGATTACTTTTGCTTCGCCTAAATCTTTCGGTACTGCATCAACAGTAAAACCTTGCGCCATCAGCGGGAAGACGGAAAGCGCAAGTAATAAGATTAAAATTCCAGATAACTTTTTCATGTTAATTACCCTTTCTTTTTAGAGGTTTGATTAGGATCAACTTCAACAGCTTGTTTGTTCGCGATCAATAATCTTGCATCATTGATCGGTAATTCTTTTGCAGCTTCGGCTGTGTCTTTTGGCGATACATCTTCACCATATAACACAAACGATTTCAAAAACTTTACAAACATTGTGCTTTTTTTCTGTGCCATGATATTTATTTCACTTTCATATTTTGTTTTATAATTGTCCCGCCTTACTTAGCGGGACTTAATTAAATTTTCATTTTTCTATTAAGAGAATACCGGAGAAGTTTTAACTGTTCCGATTGTTTTTCTGTTGATCATATCGTGGCTCCAGAAAGGAATAACCTTAACGCCGCCGTCATCTTGCCAACGATTAACTTGTAGATCAAGCGTTCCCCAGGTTCCAACTATGATCTCGGTAGGATCAACTAAACAAAGTACGTTTACCGGCATTTGTTTGGTTGCGTAAGCATCTCTTTCGATCAATTGATTAGCTTTCCAGAGTTTATCAGTTTGTCCAGCTTCAATTTTCCGTTTTCTTAATGCACCTTTAACAAGCGGAGTTGTAAGCCATTTAGCGGAATCAAGATCAACGTTTGCATCTTCTAACAGAGTTTCCATATCAACTGCAGAATCGAAATTGAAATTTGAACCATCGTAAGTTTGAACGCCGGTTCCGAAAAGAAGTCCGAGAAGTTCAGTTCCACCGCCAGCGCCTTGGATCATTGAAAGATCGGCACGAAGTTTTATCGCATTCAAAACATCGGCAAGAACAATCCCTTCCATCGATGGAGCTGTTTGTAATGCAGTTTGTCTGGAATATTGAACGAGTGCGGAAACTGTTTTCGGACTCATTGTCTGAGAACCGAATGTCAAATCGCTTTCAGTTGGAACATCAGATTCACCGATATAGTAACCGGTTGAAGCAGCAGTCTTATTCCCGAATTGAAGATTGCCAACCAACCCGCCAATGTTTTTAACATTAAGAAATTTGCCGAAAACCATTTTGTTATAAAGCATATCCATAAAACTTTGAGGTTGCATTTCAGTTGCAACTAACTGATCAGCGCTGCCAACACCGATAGTGATCTCACGTTTCAAATGTCCGTATTCAACATAGTGCCCTCTTGCAGCAACGTTTAAACGTTTAGCAATTTCGTTCGAGCATTCTGTTTCAAACGCGCAAAGTTCCGGGTTTTTCTCGATAGAGGCACGAACGATATTCCAAACGTTATATCTCTTTTTATCTTTTTCAGATAGATCGAGATTAGCCGGAGGAGTTTTGAACTCTTCGCCGCTTTTCATTCGTGAAACGATTTCGCCATTAAAGCGTTCTACAGTCCAATTCTGATCTTCGGCATCGTTCTGTATTTTTTCGATATCGGAAATTCTTCCAACAAAGCGTTTAGCGGTTTCACGTATTTCTTTCCGTCTTTCAGCTTCAGCTTTCAGAATTTCTTCCGGGGTTTTGGGTTCCATTGTACTATTCTCCTTTGGTTTAATTTGAGTTCTTGTTTTAAGTTCATTGATTTCAGTTTGTTGATCAGCTAATTTTTGTTGAAGCTCTTCAAACGTTGGTTCGCTTCTGTGTTGTGCATTCTCATCAGCTCCCCAGATAACGGAAGAACCCTCAGCTAATTCCCACTTAGTACGGATCATTAAAGGAAGTCCATCCGTAAATTCATTCTTAAAAATTCTTCCGCTAACATTTGCGGTTTCATCTTTATTTAACCGGAAAGAAAAATCTTTACTGATTTCGTAACCGGCAGAAACATTTGTCAAATGTCTCTCTTCAATTTTCTTTGCAAGCTTTTCTTCGGTTGAAGAAATAACAGTTGTACCAACAACTTGACCGTTTTCGATTCTCATATTTCTGATTGAACCTTTAACAGAGTCACTTCCTTCCCAAGTTCTGTGTGAATCTAAAAACGGCACTTGTCCGATTGATGGGATTACAACTGATTCAGTATTGATGACTAAAATTTCTCTCATCAAATACATTCTATCCCAGTTTGATCTTTCCCAATCAATTACAACAGCGGGAGTTTCGGTTGCTATAACGGTTTCAATTGTACTTTCTCTCGTTGCTTCATCAAACTTGAAAGATGAATTAAGTAATACGGCTTCTCTGGTTCCAAGATTACGCTGCTTAAATGATTCAAATTCTTGTTTAGTTATTTTTCTGTGCATAACAATTTCCTTTTAATGTTTTCCGTTACCATTATTTTTTGCACCGGACAAAAGTTCTTGAACGGTTTCAACCAGATCGTATTGATCGTATTGCCGTTTAGCCTTTGTTTGCGCCGCTTGAACATCGTTAGTTGAGGGATCGTTCGGGTCAACAATTAAATTTCCGAATTGCAAACCTTTTTCTGCAAAAGCATTTTTTTCAGTTCCAAGCTGTTCGAGATGTTCGTCTAAATCTTTTCCTTTTTCTCCGAGGTAATCTTCGTATGTATCAAGTCCGGTTTGTATCCCTTCGATCCATGCGCGCTTATCTTTCAGCGGATCAACCCAATCGCCGCGATAACCAATAAAGACGGGCGCATTGAACTTGTTAAATTTTGTCATCGGGAGATTTAAGTAACCGTTCAGGATTGCAGATTCAAGCCAGTCAGTTGCAAACGGTTCGAGCAGATCTTCACGCAGATCGGATTGAATAGTTCTATAACCGGCGCGGGCATCAAGTAATCCGTGGCGCGTTGAGGTGTAGTTTACGTTTGAAAGGTTTGATGAAAGAGTAGGATAATCAACATCCAAACCGGAAGCGATCTCCATTATTACACTTGCGGTGTAAGCTCCATATTCACCTTGCGGATAAGTTGGATCGTGCATGCCTTGCTTATAGCCTTGAGGTACAACATACGTTTCACCGGGTGCAAGATTTTGAGCGATAACCACTTCGCCGTTTTCATCAAGTTCACTTCCACCGGCTAAGTTCGTGGTTTTAATTTCATCGTCACCGGTTGCAGTAACAGGTTCAAGGATCATCGTTTTCATTGCGCCGCTTCGCGCATTGTTCAAATGATTATCTTGGTAAGATTTGAGAACGTGTAAACGGTTTGCAACGGAAACGAATTGAGGAAAGCCGCGCAATTGGTTTGTAAATTCTTTTCTGTACACATGATAAATTTGATTTGCAAGAATCCGGGAATATTCACGTGTGGAAATATTCGGCTGCCCTTCCATATCAAGCGTGATCTTTTTGAACCAATAGGCAATGGGTTTGCGGAATGAGTTGTACTCAATTCCCATTACAACATAATTTCCGTTCGGCAGTGTTGAGTTTAATTGTTCATCACAATAAGCGGCTTCGATCGGTTGAAGTGTAAAGCCGAAAGGATTTTCTTTTTTATCAACGTAAACTTTTTTGAAAAAGATTTCTCCGTCAACAGCTTTTGTTCTTAATGCGGTTGTAAGCAATTGCCGTAACGATTGATCGCCGGAGATGGTGCAATATTTCTTTTTGCTCCATTCCCAAAACGCCTCTTGGATCATGTTGTTTGCGCGCGTGTCGGGAGTCTTAACGAATTTTCCGTCTTTACTTTGCACAAATTCAAATGCTTTATTCCGGTGGGTAAATCCTTCGGGACCGATAACATACTTCGAGAGCATGTTCAAAAATTTTCTTGCAAGGGGATCGTTCTCAGCGAGCTCTCTTGATCTTGCGCGGATGACTGATAAGCCTTGTTTAATATCAAAGTTTACAGAATTGTATGTTCCAAGAAAAGCGGAATTCAATCGGGTTGTTGCAGCGGCTTCAAATGCGCGTTTGCCTTTAACCGGTTTTGCTGTGCGCTGTATTGCGTTTATTCTTCCGGTGCGGTTTGGACTGGAAGCGTAATATACTTTTGCGCGCGGCTTAGGTTTGTTGGCAAAGATCGAATCGAAGATACTCATTACTGATATACCTCAACGATACGTTTTGGTGCAGTTTTGGTTCCGGCTTTTATTTCTGCAATACGAAGTTCGTTTCGCAAATAAGGGAGGTCACGATATTTGAAAGTTCTTCCATCTAAAGAAATTTCAGAAAGCTCCATCGCTGAAAGGCGCGTGATTGCTGCCTTTAAATTGGTTGCTATGGCTGCCCAATAATCTGTTTCTACACTCATTTTCTGTTTGCTCGTTAATTGGTTGTTCTTTCACGAGCAAAGTTGAAGATTTGATAAAGCAAAGTAAACGAGGAAATTCGAGGAAATACCTCGGAAGGAAATTAGGAATTAGGAATTAGGAAATAGGAAATAAGAAATAGGAAATAGGAAATAAAAATTCCCGCGGGAGCGGGTTAAAGTTTTATAAATTTTTTCGGTGTGTGAGTTTTCTCCGGCTGCCACTTTTTTGATTTGGCATTCCAAATAATTTTTCCTTTTGCATCGCGGTCGAGTTTATCGAGCGCGGTGTAAACGGTTTGCCGCGAACATTTTTTTATCGCGGCAAAATCGGTGATGTTAAATGTTTGTTCAATCTTCATTTGTTTATCTTAATTATCGTGCAGATAAGAATCTAAATCCCAACCATCAATTTTAGACCAGGAAAATTTTTTATATTTTTCCGGCAATTCATCAATTACATCTGCGACGTAATTTGAATTAATCCCGATTAAAACATTTTTTTTGTCATTTTCAAAATATTTAGCGGTAGCTGTTATGCGTGTTGACGTCGCAGAATAGTTGCTGTTACTTGCTATTGCTCCACTTTTCGTTTTCGCTATATAGTTCGCTAAATAACGAGCTTGGTTTTTTGTTAAAACTGCATATAATGTCATTTTGTACTCCGATAAGTTGTCGTTTGAATAATTTGTTAAAAGAACTACTCTAATATAGTGTACCTTGACATTAATGTCAAGGATTATTTTAATTATTTTTACCTTTTTTTACGGGTTTTTGGCATAAAAATTGTTAGGAATTAACCTTTTGGTTTGTAGAAATATTAATCTCCATAAACATCTTTCGCCAAGCGGAAAGTTTGTTTGAATTCATTTGTTAAGTCTTCACACTCCACTATTTCAACAAACTTTTTCTTAGTAATAATTTTTTCTTTAACGAGCCATTTCATAAACTCATCTAAGGAAAAAGAAATAACTTTATCAGGATTTAATTTCTGCATGTATTTTGAATGAGCCCCTCTTTCCGATGCAGGTTTTTCCATAAATTTTTTGATTAAAATATCAGTATCAATATTAGAATTTGGTGTAATTACCCAATCTATTTTTTCAGGATCATAAGTATTCATGGTTACTATTATCAATTGACCTTTTTTTAGTTTCATAACATTCCTTTTTTTACTTTCCAAATTTCTAATTCCTAATTCGTAATTCCTAATTATTTCCCGTAACGTAGTTCGGTTGTTTCTGCACAATTCTTGTTTTTGTTTTTTTGCCGAGGACTATTTTTGTTTTCGGGATTTCTTTCTGCACTTCTATTTCAATCTCACTCAGCAGTTGGTTTACTACTTCTTCAACAGATTTGTTTAAGCCTTGGTCTATTACTGCATCTATCATTTTTTTGTTTGCTTTGTTAAGCGCGATAATTTCTTCATCAAAATATTTTTCTAAAAGATCATTTACAAAGCGGGTGGGATTTGTAACCCCCAGCAGCTTTTCGCTGTTGCCGGGGTCTATATCCATTTTCTTTTTGTAGATTTCTTTCATAGTTGCGAGTATAAAGTTAAAAGTATAAAGTAATTAGTCACCAACATTTTTATACTCTTCAAATAATTCCCAATGTCCAGTATCTTTGAAAATATTGTACGGACTATACTCATCTTTTGCATCATCATAATGGTAATTAGTCCAATTATCACCATTAATAGATGTCTGATTCCAAGCTACTGCTATTAAATTATTGTTTTGTTCAACTGCTTTTTCAATTAAATCGGCTTGTTCTTTTAAGGATGTTTCACCTTCAAACTCTCTAAACGTTTTTAATAATTTCGAAATGTTTTCTTTTTTTACAATTACGTTGTCAAAGGTTGAACCCAAAACTATTTTATCTGTAAGAGCAATTTTATCACTTTTAAATAATGCCCATATCTTTTTTATTTCTTCTGAATCAGATGTTCTATAATATAATTCATCCTTACTTCCATTTAGCACTTTAGCCCACTCGGGATAGTATTTAGGTAAATACTTTTTATCCAAGTAATTCCATACCATCATAGCTCCTTTAAAGGCATTGCCTATTTCCCCCAACTTATAAGCATCACCTTTTTTATTAAAGCCAAATATTTCTGTACAACTCATATAATTCTCCTTTTTTTTACTCTCGAAATTTCTAATTCCTAATTCCTAATTCCTAATTATTTGTAACATAATTTTTCTTGAACATCGGATTTACTTTTTGCCGTGCCGGGCGTGATATTTCTTTTCTTACTTCTGCATTCTTAATTCTTACTTCTTTTTTCTGTTCTTCTTCTTCAGCGGTTTCTTTCATCGCATCGATCTTACTTTGGAAGTGTAAAGCGATCGCTTCAAGGTTTACGTTCTGGAAATAAAGCGCGGCTAAGTTATAGACTTCAACATCAAGCGTTTCATTCCGGCTTCTTACTTTAATCCACTTCTTACCGACTGCAACACCCTTTTCATATTTAGTTATTTGCCGTTCTGCAGTAAGCTGCTTAAAATATTCTTCATCAACCGTTGCGGGGAAGTGCATATAACCGGGACCGTATTCATCAACCATTAAGCGGCTGTGTATAATATTTTTTGCTGTTGCTGTTCCAACTCCAAACTGCCGAACACGTAATTTATTATTGATCGTTCCGCGGTTAATAATGGGCGCGCCGGCTTGACCTTTATCGCCTTGCAAAGCGAATATCCAATGTTTGCCGCGCTTGTTCATCAGCTTAATAAACCGCTGTACGGAGGTAGTAGCATAACCGGTATCAATTCCCGCGGCGTTTATCTTCAAATAAATTCCGCTCTCGTGCATAAAGCGTGAATCTAAATATTGTTCTATGCGGTAATACAAATTATTTTCGTTTGTGTTGTACGGCATTTCGGGATCGCCGTTAAATACTTGATAATCGATCAACCAGCTTTCTTCACCAACTCCCCAGCCTTTAACACCGATCTCGATCCTATCTTTCTGCACATCACCGGCGGCGGTTAAATAACAAATCCCTTCCGGTAGTTTTTCTTTTGTATATTCTTCACGCCGTGCCATTAATACGTTATCGGGAATATCGGCTTCGGCATCTTCCCAAGTTTGACCGAGCACCATATTTATAAATGTTTGCAGCGTGAATGGATTATCTTTTGATTTTAACCATTGACGGATCACATCTTCCCACGTTGATATTGTTGAATAAAGTTCGTTAATAATAAATCCCGAGTGATTTATTATTTCCGGTTTATCGGCAATCCATTTCCCTTCCGGCAGCATTATATATTTATCGCGTTCGGTTAAATGCGCATGGCAGTGTTCACATTCGTAATAAGTCAGTTCCGGTTTATAATTGTTCTTATCAATTCTCCATCCTTTTAAGTTCTCAAATTTTAATGTTTGATATTTACCGCACTCTGTACACGGAAGAAATAATTTTTGTTTGTTGCTTCGTTCGTAATCAGCTTCAATGCGTGATGAACCTTTAATTGTGGGAGTAGAAATATTTATCTGTTTAGAAACTTCCCGGAAACCTTGTAAACGTTTTACAACTATTTCGATTGTGTCACCTTCATTACCGGCTGTTCTATCAATACGATCTTTCTCATCAATTAATAGATACATAATGCTTTGCATAGAAAGATTGTTCACGCTTTTTGCAGATACAAGCGAAGCGAACCCGCCGGGGAAAGTTAATTCAAGTGTTGAATTGTTGCCGTCTTTTTTATCGGGATCGGAAATTTTACCGTGCAGTACCGGGGTATCGCGAAGCATCGGCTGTAATTTTCGTTTTGAAAATCTTTTTGCATTTGTTTCTGTCGGATAAAGAATAAGCATCGGTCCCGGCGCTTGATCAATAACGTAACCAACACAGTTAAGCATCGCTTCCGTAAAGCCGGTTTGTCCACTTTTCATTATGGTTATTTCGCGTACTTCAGGATTAGTAAAAGCGTTTTCAAATTCAATAACATATTCAAAACCATCGTGAGACCATTTAGGCTCACCAAGGCGCGCTTTGTTACAGCTCTCCGGTGACATATACCGGAACTGATCAGCCCACTGTGAGCCGGTAATACGCGGCTTCGGTTTTATGGTGAGCTGGATTTTATCCCACAGACCGCTAATAGTTTTATCTAAAATTACTTGCGGAATTAGATCGGTTTGGCGTTGTAATATTTGGGTATCGGTGAACAAGAATTAAATAGCATTAAACTTTTTTATTTGTTCAAGCCGATCAAGTTCATCAACAAAAGGGAATGGTATTATGCTTTTCATTTTGAGCTTATTGCAATCCTTTGTTTTTATAAAAGTCAGCGAGCCATTTGTTTTTAGAAATCTCTTATACAGTTTTTTAAAAGATTTACTTTTCATTTTTTTATCCTTTTAGTTTTCAATCTTAAAGCCAAAGCGGCTTGGAAGTTTTTTTAATTCTACTTTACATTTTTTGCATTTCGGTTTTTCATCGGCTTTTACAAGCTCTTCCGTTTTCTCTTTGCATTCCGGACATTTGAAATCATAGATCGGCATGGTAGTTAGTCCTTAGTTTTTAGATATCAGTCAATCGTTTTCAGCATTGCTTCTGTCCATTGTTTATGGACTTCTTCCATCGTCGGGAGAATTTCTAAAATGAGGTATTCATCAAAAGTACATTCTTCAATATCGTCCCATTCATCTCCGTCTTTATCTGTCCAAGCGAGATAATAATATTTTGATTCTTGATCTTCGGCTGTTTCCGGTGGTTCGCCGAGTTCCCAAACAAATTTCCAAATGTTGTATTCGCCGTTGTAACGTGTTAAGAATACGCAAGCGTAATCGGGTTTTTCTTTTTGCCATGATAGATTTTCCACTTTACTTCTCCTTCAGTTTCAATAACGTTCGCAAATCTTCCAAGTGATATTTTGTAGCCTCAATCGTTCCTTGAAGTTTTGCATCCTTATCGGTTTTGATCCCATCTTTGTCAAGAGCTTCAGCAAATGCTTGCAATAAAGCGCGTCCAATATTCCCGGGAAGTTTCAGCGATGGTTCTATTATTTGAGCAACTTCTTCGTCAGCCATTGTTTTGAATGTGAGTTGTGTGGGAAGTGCTACAGAAAATTTTCCATCCCCTCTTTCTTCAAAAATGAATAGCTCAATACCACCATTCATAATGTTCCGGTTAATTTTTACTTTAATCATTTTGTTTCTCCTTTGGTTTTGCAATTACAATTTCTTTTGCTTTGCCGTTAGTTTGCATAATAACAGAAATAGTCCCTCCGTTTTCATCAGCAAGTTTCTGCATTCTCTTTTTGAAATTATTAACGGCTGCAATTTGTTTTTGAGTGATCTTTGTTTTCATTCCTAATTCCTTCCGCCAGAGGCGGACTTTAATTCTTAACTGTACTAAGTTCCGTTTTTGTTTTGTGAATTTGGTTCTGCAAAATGTGCAGCATCTCTTCTTTGGTTTTGCAAGCAAAGAGTTTGTTAAGGATCGTTCCCGGGAGCGCATCTAATTTCTTGCCGTACAAAACTGTGAATTCAAGAAATACTTTTTCCATAAGCGTTACCGGTACAAGTTGTTTTTGTTTTTCCAACAGATCCATTTCAACACGGTTTGCTTGCATCCTTAGCAATCGTTTTCTTTCATCCGTTAAACTGCTTTCTCCATCTGCGGCGTTTTTAATTTGTTCTTTCAGAAAATTTATGTACGCTAAGATTGTCTGGCTAAGTAAATAGACTCCGCGCGCTTCTTTCGGAATTCCTTTTTCAACTACCAAACGATTGAGCCAGCGTTCTGTAATTCCTAACATATCAGCGATCTCTGTAATTGTGCGGCGGTCGCGCCAGTATTTTTGATAATCGAGATACCAGTGAACACACTCGATAAGATTAAATTTATTCGCTGCAACTTTCGGCATGCCTTTTTTGATGAAGGTCTTAACCTCGTACTCATTAACTTTAAGCACCGCCGCAATTTGTTTAGCGGTTGCGTAATTCTGTTTTTTGTCCGGAGTTTCAGCAGCGTTTTTTTTCGGCATAACATGAGTTAGTTGACAGTCATTTTATAAAGCGAGCGTTGCAAATTCGTTTTTCTTCCAGCCTTTTACTGCCAATAAGTCCATATCCGTTTCATCAGGACTTAAATAAAAATCTTTCTGGTAGCTTGCTAAATCTTTTTTCACATAGAATTTTTTATCAAGTTCTCTTAAAAGTGTAACTGAATCAACTAAAAATTTATGCCAATCTGTTGTATTGTTTACATGATTTAATTTACCAACTTTGTAATGATCAACGTAAGAATGAGTAAGCTTAATTATTTGCAAGGTTTGTCTAACATCCATAACCGGCTCTAAACTTACCCAGGTTTTAATACCGTTTTCTTTTAAGTGATTCAAAACTAAAAATCTTTCTAAAGGAATTGCGGCTCCAGTTTCAGATTGTAAACTTTGTTTTTCATCTACATAGGTTAAAGTCATTCCTATTTTTATGTGTTCGCCATATTTTTTGAATAGATCAATATCTTGCAGAATTCTTTTTCCGCCTTTGGAAAGAATTGAAACCGGTATTTTATTTTCTAAAAGGATTTCAAGAGCTTGTCTGGTGAGTTTATGTTTATCATTAAAATGTGAGTAAGGATCGGTTGTGAATGAAAAGAGGACTTGTTTATCGGTGTTTGAAAATTTCTTGGCATCTTTTTTTAACTGTTCAATGTAATTTGCTTTTAGTTTTACATCTTCGTGTTTATAACCATTAACAAATTTCATCACTTGCGGAACGTAACAATAAAAGCAGCCGTGATCACAGCCGGAATAAATGTTCAAAGCAAGCGCAGAATATTCTCTTGCTTTCCCTTTTGGTTCATAAATTAGACTCATATTGCACCTTTCAATAATTAATGATTAAATAATTTTTTCTGTTTAGGTCATAGTACTTTACTTTCTTTATCCCTTTAATTGAGAGCCAATCAAATAATTTTTGTAATCCTTTTTGATTAAAAATGGACGGTATTTTTTTTATCATTGCAGATGAAAAGCCTAATTGCATAAGCATTTCTTTTGGCAAAGCACCAAACATCGATTGAATGTAAGTGATAAAAACTACTCCTTTATAATTACGTTCTAAAATATTTTTAAGTTGTTTGAACGGTATTACATAGGCATCTACATCAATAACATCAAACTGATCTAAGTCAATACTATCCAAGTATTTTAGATTATCCCCCTTTAGATATACGCCTTTTTTATCAAGTTTCCTATCTATTCTAAGCACCGTTATCTTTTTATTTGTTCTGCTCTTAACTGCATTCCAGATAAGTCCATCACCGGAATAAATATCGAGAACAGAAATATATTCTTTGGGCGGTAAATGCTTAACTCGCATTTCTATTTTTAATTCTAAGTAGGAGTTATCAGTTTGAACTTTGCTCATATTCAATGCCTTCAACTAAAAGAATTTTGTCTAAAAACGGTTGTAGCTTAATAAGTTTATCAGGATGGAATGAAAGTAGAACATGACTTTTTGAATATGGTTTTAATTCAATTTCTTTTAGCTCAAAATGTTCTTTTGCTTTTTGTTGGTCAACATCATAATCTAAATCCAACTCACTTAAACAAATTTCATCTTTGATCTCGGAATAAAACAATTCATTAATATCAAGAAATTCTTGTAAACCTATTTCATTTAACTTTGCATAAAGCGAAGAATAGATAAGTACCAACTTTGCAGCTTCTTTTTTGTTTGCGCATTTAACAAAGTTTGCCGGAAGCATCTCGGGAATTGTCACTCCTTCGGTTTCCAATTGCTTCATTGCTTTTGCGCGATGTACACCGTCGAGAATCCAAACTTTCTTTTTCTTATCAATCCAAACATTAAACGGCTGAACAAAATTATTCTGCATGAGTGAGTTCTTTAATTTTATTAAGTTTTCCTCAGACAAATCTTTCAAAGAGTCTGATTGAAACCACTCTAATT